GCAGGCAGCGGTGGTGGACACCTTCCACCGCGCGAAGGAGGCCATGTCATGACCTGCGTGTATCCGAAGTGCAATGGCTCAGTCCGCACACGCGGGCTGTGCCATGGGCACTACCAAGCGATGCGCACGAAGGTTCGCGAAGGCAAAGCGACCGAGGAAGATCTCATGCGACGCAAGCTTCTCAAGCCAAAGATGAGCGGTCGCCGCAGCCTCGATTCGCACAACGCCTTCAACGTCGGATCCGACGTGACTGGCGATGCATAAGGATGAGCGGATCTCTGATCGCACGTGCTCCGCAGGCGTGCGATCTAGGATGCACTCAACCCATAGGAGGTTAAGAATGTCATCGAACTACCGAAAGGAACTAAGAAAGCTCGTGCGGAAGTACCACGCGAAGCTAGAGAAGCAGGCACGCAGCGGTCATGCCAAAGTTCGGCTTCCGAACGGCCGCTTCGTTGTCGCTGGTTCGTCTGCATCCGATTGCAGCCGAGCACTGAAAAATCTAGAGGCGGAAATGCTCCGTCAACTGGCGGTAACGAAATGAGCAGATTCGATTCCGACGACTGGGGCGAGGATCCGAGCCAGGCCGAGATGGACAAGGCTTCGGCTTTCCTCGAGGAGCAGGCCATACTGGCCGAGGAGATCCAGACCTCGGATGAGCTCGACGCCGAGTTTGTCTCCGACGTGGCCATGGTCCTCGATTATCACGCGTGGGATGACACCACAAAGCTCCGCGCAATCGACGCGTTGCGGCGCGGAAGGGAGGAACGCAATGGGTGATGGAGTAGACGGGTTCGGCCGTGGTGTCTCGGTAGATTACGGTGCTATGCGTCGTGTGTCGGAAGACAAGCGGCATCCGAAGTCATTCAAGGACGGCAACGGTCGCGTCGTCTCCGTGGGAGACCGCGTCCGGGTGCGCAAGCGCAGCAAGGGCGGCTTTTGGGCGCTCTGCACGGGCCTGGTCGATAACCCCGACCATGGAGTGATCGCAGAGGTCTTCAGTGACGCGACAGGGGCTGAGCACTCCGTGCCCGCAGTCTGCGTCTTCCGGGCGACGCACAAGAAGCTCGCCCAACACCCAGCAATCCTGAAAGCGAACGCACAACTCAGGAGCGCGATACCATCCTGCAAAGGGAGGGACTTCAGATGAGACTGGAACATGTGATCATGGCGGCAATTGCTGTCATCGTGATACTGAGCATCGGGTCGATGTGCGCACCGCAGGAGGCACACTGCTCGCTACAGGATGACCCGTGCCCGACCATGAAGCCGTGCGAGGTAGACAAGGACTGCATGATCAGCACCCGGTGCCTGTCGATGCGGTGCTACGACTTCGCGCGAGCCGGCGCTCCGCCCGATCGGAAGTGCTTGTAGGGGTTTCCAGTGCCCCACCTCCAAGGGTCCGTTGCGGGATCCTTTACAACGGCACGTCCTGCAGGCGAGGGGGCGCTGGGCATGGTCCAGTACTCGCAAGGGCGTGCGCGCAGACTAAGGGTGGTCGGAGGGCAGTTGCTCTCCGGCCCCCTTTTTTACTGAATCTGCGGAGCGTCGCCGAGCGGAACGTCCGGCAGCTCCAAGAAGACATGCCAGGTCCGAATCCCCTGCGTGAATGTGTCCACCGGCAAACAACGCCGTGCCAGTTCCGAGTCTATCTCCTGGCCTTCCAACATGAGGATCCGAGTCGTCCTGACTTGGCCTCCGACTGTGACCAACGCCCACAACATCGGCGTCCCGAAGTCGCAGTCCGCTCCGAGCACACGGCATGGCGTTCCCATCTTCACTTCGATGGTTCCATCGAAGCCATGCTCCGTGGACACGTCGAGCACAAACCCCTCCACCTTCATCTTCATCATTTCACCTTCAGGGCCTGGCGGTGCTCAATATGGGCCACCTTGGCCCCGTCGATCACCAGCGCGTGATCCTTGCGCAGCTTGCAGGCGTCTCCGAGCGCCTTCAGATCCGGGCTCCGAGTCGTCTTCTCGCGCATGAACTCGTCCGGGATCATCCCCGTCTCCGCATCCACGATGACGCGCTGCGACTTCGCGTAGACGATCTCCACCCGCTCGTCTCCGAGCTTGGCCATCGTCTGCTTCGGCAGAGGCTTGATCTCCGCACGGTCGAGCTGGGCGTCGAGGTAAGCCATCCAATAGGTAGCCTGGCTCCGCAATTTCTTGCCCCGCTCCGCATGCGAGTCGGCCTGCTTGCGAATGGCAGCTCCGACAGCCTCCGTGCGCTCCGCTTCGAACACCAGCCCTTTGCAGTACGCCGCGACTCCGAGCGCCTTGGCGCGCAGGTCCATCTCCACCGCTTCCACGGCCTGCTCGTCTCCGACGATCTCCCCGGTCTCCGGGTCCACGACGGACAGCAGGGCCTCCTCGAGGGCGTCCACGAGCTTGTAGAGTGACTGACTCAATGCCAGGCCTCCTTTTCCATTGTCGGGCACATCTCCTGGATGGCACCACCCATAAGCTCCGCAATCCGGGACTGCTCCGGCAGGTACGCAGCCATGATTGCTATGGCGTCCTCCATCGTTTCTACCTCACCTATCTCGTCCGCAATCACCACGGACAATGCTCCGCTCTCGCGCATGGCACTTGCCATCACTTTCACGAAATCCTTTTCGGTCATACCGGCAACTCCATCTTGGCGGGGTTCGGGTAGGTATGTACATCAGAGAAGCCAGGCCGCTTGCCCTTGCCGTTCCACGGTACGCCCCAGCCCTGGAAGATCAGCATCTCCACCAGATCCCGGCCCAAGATTTCGAAGTCTGCAAGCCAACGTCCGAATGCATCCCCTTTGTACGTTTTTACCGTGACGAATTCTCCGACTGCCAAAACCTCCTGGAGGTTGTTCTTGGCCTCCAGCCCCATCACACGCTCCGGCCCCCGCACCTCCGGCGCGTTGTATCCCATCAATCGGAAGCGCAGCTTGGCCTGCATGTGGAATCCCATGTCCACCAGCAGGTCCACCGTGTCTCCGTCCACGACGCGCATCACCTTTGCGTTGTACGTGTATTTGAACTTCATCAAAACTCCTCCACCTCCCAGACCTTTTCTGTCCTGTTCCATTGCACCGCCCGGAACTTGAAGAACGGATGGCGATCGGCACTCACCTTGATCCGCACTCGCGCCGCCTCCATCCACCGGCCCTTCGTCTCGTGGAGCTCGAACCCGAGGCCTTTGGCCACGAGGGCTCTGACCACGAAGAAGTCCGGCTTGTACCAGGCTCCGTCCGCCAGCCTGAAGCGCAGCGGCTCGAACTCCCAATGCACGATCTCACCTCCGAGCTTGAGCAGGTCCAGATGCGCGGCGTACCGCTTTTCCAGACCATTCATCTCACGTCGCTTATGACGTTTGATTACGACAGAGCCCAGGCCTGGAGTGCCTCCAGCTGCAACTTCTCCAGTCTGGACTCTGCGTTCACCTTTTGCTTTTGCAGCTCGTGCCACGGATCGGAGCGTTCTAGGCATCACTTAGCCCCGGCCACCAGTCCCAGGCCTTCTTCAGGAAGCTGCTAGAGCCTCCGACCCTGACACCGTAGTAACACTTCGCAGCGTCACGCCAGCCGCCTCCGCACTCCCGCACCAGGCCCCTAAAGATCACGTCAGCCTGTACGCGGGTAGGCTCTATGAAAACATCATCGAGCATGATACGAGAGCCGGCCCGGTACATGAAGTCGTGCGCGACGCCAGGAGCCAGCAACTGCATGAAATCCACGTCGAGCATCGGCCACACCGCTGCCGGGACAGAGGCTCCGTCGCACACGAAGTTGGCAGGCACCACGATGTCGAGCCGCTCGCTGGAGACGCGCAGACTCTTCTCCAGCTTCAGCAAAGAGCTGCCTGGCCAGGTCTGAAAATGCAAGTCGTCAATGTCATAGTCTCCGTTCACAGAGCACACTCCTCTTCGTGTTCGGGGATGAAGGTGAAGCGACCGTTCTCTGTATCCAATTCATGCAGTCCGAGCTGGCCGGCGTAACCGTCCCAGTTCTTCACGATCGTGATGTCAATCTGTCTATGGTTGTCTTCGCGCTTCTCCATGTTGATCGAGATGTTCGCGCGGAAATCCAGCCGGCCCTTCATGCCGCCGGCCGCGTTGGCTTCACTGACCAGCACGACACCAATGAGACCACGGCCCCGGTTGACCATCGTCCTGCATTGCATGATGCGCTCCGAGATCGTGCCGAGCTGGAAGGTGTCATGCTCACCGGGAGCCTCTTCGTTGACCACGAAGGTGTTGATGCTGTCGATGAACAGCAACAGCGGGTTGCCGGTGCATCTCTCTTCCAACACGTTAAGCACATTCTCCCACGGCTCGTGTGCCATCGGCACGTAGAGGCCCCAACACTCCGGCACCAATCCCAGGTTGCCGGAGAAGTACGCCTGCGCACGCTTCATGACCGTTGCCACGTCGAGCTCGACGGACACGTAGGCCACCTCGATCCCCAACATCGCCGACTGAAGACTCATCGCGATGGCCAGCCACGACTTCGCTGATCCGGTCTGCCCCGACAGGATCGTGAGGCCACTACACTCCGGGAACTTCGGCAGGTCCGAAGGCCACGACAGCGCCGGCACTGAATTGAAGACCTTCAGATTGACCCTGTGCAGTGCTTTTGGCACAGAAGCCCCGCCGCGAATTGCGAAGCGCTGACGCTCGACTGGGGTCGGGAACACCAGCACGAGGCCGTCCACGCTGCCGCCCTCCGCAGCCCAGTCCGACCAGTCTGCGCCCTGCTTCTCCATGGGCACCTCCCAGATGCGGATGTCGATCATCCCGGTGCCGGCAGCGTCCTCGAGCAGACCGAATATCTTTCGGCTCCAGGCGGCTCCGGCATCGTCCTTGTCCCGGATCACGTTTACCTGTACCGCATCTCGCAGCTGCTCCGCATGGTGGTACGTGAATTGGGAGGATCCTCCGGCGTTGCAGGTCGCGAAGCCCTCCACCGGATCTTCGCCTGTCCGCTCCGAGAAATGAAGGTTCAGAGCCTCCACGTCCTTCTCCCCCTCGCACAGCCAAATCGGCTGACGCTGGGCGACGGCGAAACGCACCTCTGCCAGGTGGTAGAGCACCGCAGCCGGACGGGTCTCGCGCGGTCCCAGGCCCCAAATCCACTCCTCCAGCTCCCTGCTCCAGCGCTGCTGGCGGAATTCCTTAGGGTCTGAGAAGCGCAGCACGCGTATCAGAGGCGCGTTCTCCACCGAGTGGTACACGTAGACCGCTTCAGCGTCTTCGTCGCTCCTGGGGGCACCTGCGGAGCTTGGGGGACGATCCTCTGGCGGTGTGGGAGTCATTCCCGGCATTCCGGCATGAACCGGGCCAGGGAGACCGTCACCAGAATGACGGTAGCCGCAGTCGCACTGGCCGTTCCGATTGTGGCTCCAGACTGCAGCTCCGTCGTGGTACGTCTTGCTCTCCATGCGAGTGCAGAAGACGGTCTTATCTGTCGTGTATCCGAAGCAGCGCGTGCCCGTTCCCCTCTGACAGAACTCGTGACCTCCGCAAATTGGGCAGCTGGACGAAGGGTCACGGTGGCGCAGCATGTCGGTCAAGACAGTTCTCCTTGGGCGCTGGAGGGTGTTCCACGTGGCGGGTGGGTCCGGTGGTAGCCCTTGAGCTGGTCGCTGATAGCGCCGGGGTGCGGCTTGCCGGCTCGCTTGGCCTCCGAGATGTCGCACTGGTTCAGGTAGCCCCAGATCCTGCGCGTCCAGTTGTCGCTCAGCTCGCCCTTGTTCCGCAGCGCTTCGATGGCCATCTCCAGCCGGCCCCGGTGATGACGGCGCTTCTCATCCGAGTGGCGGATGGAGATTCTCAGCATCAGCTCCTCGACCATCGTCTCCCCCAACTTCTCGGGCATCTGTATCTTCTTCTTGCTCTTGCTCTTGCTCTTGCTCTTGTTCTCTTCTCTTACGTGTCCCATTGCTGTCCCATTGCTGTCCCGTACCTGTCCCGTACCTGTCCCGTTGCCGCCGTAAGTGCTTGATTCTGCTGGGGGCGGCTGTCCCTCGCTGGTCCTGTACTGGGGAGGCATTGGTCCGCCAATGTTCCCACCATCCAACTCCCTTTTTCGAGTGCGCAAGAGTCTCCGTATCACCTTGCGATCACAGGAGTATTTGGACGCGTAGTAGGCGATGGGACGCACGTCCTCACGGAATTCAGCACGGTCGACTTCGATGTAGAAATCGATGACCCAGGGGTACTTCCGCGACTCTGCCTGGGCCGATTCCGGGATGCGTCGGTATTTCACGTGCTCCTCTTTCGGTCTTACGTCACAAGCGAGCGGGGCCGCGCGACCGGGGACGTAGGGGGAAAGAGAACCCCAACCCGATCGCGCTGCGCCCGCTCAGTCCGGGGAGATCAGGCCCCAGACCAGAACATGCTGTCTGGCCGTCCAGGATGAGCTGTGACGGCCCTTTGTGCAACCCCTTTTGTCCTATGGCCTCCGGCGGGGTTTTGCCGTCATGCGCCACAGGAGCTGCTCATCGACCGACAGCAGCCCGTTGGTGGCTGTGGCCCAGCGGGTGGCCGTCGCCGGGTTGAAGGGGCGCTCCATTCCGCACCCGATCCTCCGCATCCTCGAGGCCGAGATCCCCAACAGCTTGGACACGTCCGTCCAGGACACGTCCCTGCCGATGCGCTTGGTCAGGGTGAGCTTGAGCTTCCTGAAGGGATTGGGCTCTTCCTCAATTTGCTTCAGCGTGATTCGCATCATCCCAGGCAGGTAGCACGCTCACGTCAGGCCTGCTACACCCCGCGTTGCCATCAACTGTGGAGGGAGCATGGCCCAGTTCGAGTGTGAGACCTGCGGCACTTTTTTGGACGACGCTATCCAGGTGTACCAGCTCAACCCTGTCGTCGGTGGCGTCCGCAAATTCTGCGACATCGATTGCTACATCCAGTGGCCTGGCCCCGTCGCTCCTGGCGACCGGATTCATCAGGTCTCGCCACTCACCCGCGCCATCGCTCGCGTCAATCGCATCCACTTCTGGCAACAGGCGTGGACCGCCATCGCGCTGGTGGTGGTGCTCTGTGCACTGATCATCTCCATCCAGAGGGCCACATCATGACCAACGACAGGCGTCTCATCAAGGAACACGACTGGAGTGAGGATGTGGCGGAGATGAACCTGGATGACCAGCTCACCAACGCAGCCGAGGATCTCCGCGATGCGGAGGGGCACGAGCGTTCCACACGCATCCACCGCTTCCTGGACCTGAACGAGACACGCTGCCACGTGATGGTGGCGACAGGCTACGCAGACCAGTGTATATGGATCGGGACGAAGAACGATCGCATCCTGCTCGACGTGGAGATGCTGAAGGTCGACCTGCTGGAACCGCTTGAGCTTTTCGCAACGGTCGGAGATGTTTCGAAGCCTGTGCCCCCATCTGACACAGAGCTGCGGTCCACTCTCGCAATGATGATTCACAGCGCCAAAATTGGAGAACTCACGAAGACCCAGGTGGTCCTCGCTGAGTCCATTCTCAATGCCTTTGACAAGGAGTACGGAACACATGACTGATACACAGATACCCATGCAGGAGATGAGCCCAGAGGCCCAGTCAGAGGTGGAGCACCAGAAGATGCAAGTCAGCGGCACCGCGCTCGCCGGCATCGACCACGCCATCCACTGCATGACCAGAGACATCGGATCGGTGGGGCTGACCAACAAGGCCCCCGACATCATCGGAGGCTACTCGTTCCGCGGGATCAACGACGCACTGGCTGCGCTCCGTCCCGTACAGTTGCAGTACGGAGTCAACATCATTCCGTCACTGAACGACGTGAAGGTGAACTTCATCGAGTCTTCGAAGGGCACCTTCATCCTCACCACCATCGACATCACCTACGAGCTGGTGCACGCCGGCACAGGCACGAGTCGTGAGGTGACGGTGGTTGGCCAGGGGATGGACAAGAGTGACAAGGGCGCGGCGAAGGCCATGTCCAATGCGTACAAGTCGTTCGTGTGGGAGACGTTCTCCGTGACGATCGAAGACGCGACCATCGATGCGGAGGCATCATTCGATGAACCGGGCTACAGCGGTTACCAGGTCAATCCGACGCCAGGTCCGGGGCCTCCGACGCCTCCGGCGAATCCGGCATCAGCGACTCCTGCAGTGGCACCGCAGGCAGCTCCGCGAGCGCCGGCAGCGGCTCCGCGACCGCCGGCACAATCCGGTAACGGTGGGGCTGCGACGGTCTCGGGTTCGCAGTACAGCGGGATCACCGAGCCGATGGCCAAGCGACTCATTGCGGCAGGGGCCGGACGGGGTCAGGCCCTGCCCAACGCAGAGGGTAAGCCGACCCACGGTTTCGACATTATCAACTGGGCGCTGGGGATCTGCGGGCTCCAGTACTTCCCGAGCGGTAGCCACAGCGTCGAAGTGAGACAGCACCTGATGGCAACCTGCCCGCCGGACCCGGTGTACGGTCGCCTCTACGAGGTGATCAACAACTTCGATCCTGCCTGGGTGGAGAACCCCAGCCTGGCACCCACTGGGCCAGCCCCTGTGTCAGGCGGGGCAGTAGGGGATGACAGCGAAATCCCGTTCTGACTGCTACTCCTGGCCCCCGAGGCCGTGGCCTGCGCTGTCAGCATCGAATCCCGTCCCCAACTCACACGGTGGCGGCGATGCACCGCGGGTCGCGGCCTCAACTGCTTCCAGCACAGCAATCCGATGTAGGTGGCGGTTCACCGCTTCCTCCACCACGTACTTGATCTGCACCCGGTCTTCCTCGAGACCACCGATGGTGGATCTCTGATTCAGAAGACCAGCGCCCTGTGCGAGTGCCAAGGCGCTCGCTATCAGCGCGATCGTGCGCTCAGGTTTCATCGCTTTCAGGTTCCGGGGCAGGCTCCGGGTGTCCGAACCGGGCATCGCACTCCTCTTCCGACTCTCCCCCGATGATGCAGCCACGGTGTAGGCATTCGAGCTCCTCGCCTTCGCCGTAGCCAAGGATGGCGCACAGCTCGTCCTGCGTGCCCTTCAAGCTGAACCCCTCGCAGCTCAGCGCAAGCAGCGGTACCAGAAGCAGCCACCTCATCACTATCCTCCGAAGATCTTGGTCAGGGCTCTCGCCACTGCATCCAGCACCGGCTTGAAGATCCCAACGATTCCACCCTCTAGACCGTCACTTACGATCTCCACCCCGCCCTCGCACGTCGTGATGGAGCCATCTCCAATGATCACGTCGATCGGACCAAGGTGTGCAGCACAGCCGAAGGAGAGCGAAAGCAACAGCAGCCCCCACTTCACGGGAGGCTGCGCTTCTGGAGGTCGTTGAGCTGCTGCGTTGTGGCTTCGCGGGCGTTGCCTGCCGTGTCTTCTCCGCTCTGGGAGTTGGCTGCCGTGAGAACCTGCCCCGTTGCCCGCCGCGCACTGGCTCCGCCTCTTGTCAGTTCCGCCCGTCGCCTTCCCACCGAGAGTCTCAAGTTCGGGAGTGCGCCCACGTCCTGACCCTTGCGCAGCATCTTGATGGCCGCATTCTCCGACGCAGCGTGCATCCCCTGGAGTGAGGCGAGCTGCTTCAGGATCAGGAACTTCGTTCCGGCCAGGCCCAGTGATCCCATGCTGATGAACGGGTTGGTCAGCATCTGCGACAAGAAGGCAGCGCCGCCAAGGTTTACGAGGTTGAGCCCCATGTTGAGACCACTGAACTGTCGGCGGGCCGTCGAAGACCCCTCACTACCGAGAGGTCCAGAGCTTGTGCCTCCTGCTCTTTTCATCTTCTCGTTGAGCTTGGCCATGTCCACCATGTCGTCTGCCAATCCAGGCATCACACGGTCCATGATCTGGCGGTCGAAGCGCCCGTCGCCTCCGCCCTTGAGGAAGGCCTTCATCTTGGCGCTGGACACGAAGCCAGTGCTCGGGTCGAATACGTTGTCGATGAAGTCGCTCAGGTACCAGGCAGTGAGGGCCTGGCGGTCTCCGGGCAGGGAGACCTGCTCCAGATAGTCCAGCCTGGGAAGGATGTCCTTGCTGGACCAGAACTCTCTGGCTGCGCGGTTGTCGATCTGCGGCACGTCCTGGTGCTTGAACCCGCGCTCCATGGCCCGGTACTTGTCCATCAGCTCCAGCTTGCGACGGTACTTGGGCGACGCAGACTCGATCACATTCCCGAGCACGTGGTAGAGGTCTCGCGCCTCCCTCACGTCGGCCTGGCTGTGCATCCCCATTTGTGGATTTCTTCCGCGGGAGTATGCGATGCGAGCAAGCTGCTTGCGCATGTCCTCCAGGTCCGAGACGTACATGGTCTCGTGCAGCTGGCCGGAGCGCTCTGTGAGATGCCCCTTCGGTACCAGTCGTCCACGTGCGTCACGAACTTCGACGCCCTTTCGCGGGGTGCGCTTGAGCTTTCTCGACGCCGCCAGAATGTTCTTCACGGCGGAGGTGAGTTCTCCACCACGAGCCCCCTGTGCCTTGGTGCGTCCAGCAGTGGCGATGCCTGTCTCAGCGCCGTAGGCCCCGCCCTGACGGCGGCTGAGAACGGTCTCCAGCCCTGCCCGCAGCTCTACATGCACAGTCTCCGGCAGAGGGCCGATGCCGTCCGCTTCCTGGATGGCACGAGCCCCGGTGCCTCGTCGCACTCCGGTCACGACACCTTCGGATGCCTGGCTGCCGGCCGCGGCACGCGCAGCGGCTCCGGCCTTCGCAGAGTCTGCAACACCAGCACGCACTCTCACTTTTTCCGCGATCTTGTGGAAGCCCGCGAGCAACCCAGTGCGCGTGGCCTCCTGCACCTTCAGGGATCCTGGCAGAGCACGCAGGTTATCCATGAACTGCGAGTAAGCGAACGAGTCTGTCAGCACCTCGACCGGCACCTTCTGTCCCGTCTCCTTTTCGTAGAACGCGATGGCCTTAGCCATCTCCTTGGACCTGCTCTTGGTGAGCGCGGTGGACACCCCTGCACCGCCCAACATCAGGGCTGCAGTCAGCGGATGCGAGAGGTCGGAAGTGACGGAGTCGATGCGTGAGCTGAGCGAGTAGCCGCGCGTGCTAGCGCTGTCCTCTCCCCACATGTTGGATCCGTTGTTGTCCTCGAGGGCACGCTGGGCAACGATTGCCGCGGAGCCACCAGCCACGTTCTCTCCCGTCGCAGCCATGAAGCGTCCGAAGAAGCTTTTTTCCATAGCTCCCATGACGACAGTCGGAACGCCGACCTTGCCTGCCAGCAACGCGGCACGCCCTGTGGCCAACCGCATTCCGCTCGCTGCAACCGTGGACACGGCACGTCCAACGACGCCCGCCGGCCCCACGAAGTAGCCAGCCATCTCCCCTGCCGTGGTGCTCACGGGCCTGGCGGCAGCACGTGCCTCCAGCTTGCGTCGCAGAGCCTCCTCCGCCTCGTCTCCACCGAGAGCGCCGACGATGTTGGGGATCTGACCGAATGTGGCGGTGTCCAGCACGCCGGTAGCGAAACCCTTGAGGGACTCCCCGGTGTGATTCTTGTCGTACTCCCTCACCAACGCAGCGTCCTGCTTGACGGCCAGCTCGCGTGCCCTGGTGGCTGTGCGCAGCTTGTGTTCCCTGGCAGCCTTCTGTGCGTTCGGGGAGAGATCCTTGTACCGGGGGTCCGAAGTCATCTCCTCCATGACGGCTTCGATGGATCTGGACTTCTTCTCCTGGCGAGGATCCGAGGACTCTTGCGGCCCTTCGATGTTCGCGTCGAGGAGAAGCTCCGCTACGGTTTTACCAACACCCATGACCTACTCCTACTCGTCCGCAAACCCGCGCGCAAAAGCCGCCCCAGCTGCAGAGTCATCGTCTACGTTGGCGCTGTTGTTGGGGAGCCCCGCCGCTTCACGAGACGCAGCCCGGAACTTGGCTGGGTTCATGGCGGCTCCAGCCCCGGAGTCCATCCAGATCTGTTGAGCCTCCCCGAGCTCCTTGTATGCGAAGCCCTCGGCAGACTGGTCCCCAGCGGCACGTGCCGTTTCCATGCGAGCGCGGAAGAGGTTGACCTGCTGCTCCATCTGGAGGTTGGCGGTAACCATCTCCGGGGAGAGGTGCTTGCCTTCCTTCAGCTCCATGATGTAGCGCTGCGTCTCCGGGTCGAAGACTGAGTTCGCCTCCATCTCCAGGGACGCCATCATGTTGGCGAAACGCCCGGAGGCCGAGCCACTCCTGACCTCCGAGAGGGTCGGCAGCAACGAGAGGTAGAACATCATGTCGAAGTCCGAAGGCCGGCTGCCCTGGCGAGCCTTCAGGAAGATCGAGACGAACTCCCGACTCATCGACATGTAGAGCGCGGCCTCCTGGGACTGGATGCCGATGTCCCGGAAGGCGATCTGCACGGCGTCGAGGCCCAGCCAGCCACCCTGGTCCACGAAGTTGCCGGTCTCTTCCAGCTGCTTAAAGGCGGCGTGCATCTTCGGCATCATCAATCGCAAGTGCCCAATGGCCTCGCGATGCTTGCGATCCTCTGCCGGATCCTGCGAGTAGATGTAGACCGGAGAGCCGTCCGGCATGGAGACGACAGGGTCGATGAACATGCGATCCACCTGGGGATGCATCAGGATGGCACGGTCGCGTGGAGTAAGCGACGCCAGCCCACCCTCGTTGAACTTCGTGATCGCATCGAGCCCGAGCATCGGGATGGTCATCTGGGTCGCATTGACAGCGCTCGCAGCTTCCTGCTCCACCAGGAACCCCTGTATCAGGGAGCGCAACGATGCACGCGCCTCGATCTGGGCCGTAGGATCATCTGGGTAGTGCGCACTGATGCGCTCCATGGCCTTGGTCACAGCGGCAGCGTTCATGTCGATGTGGAATCCGACACCTTCGCCTGCCGCAATGATCTGGGCTGCGACGTTCTTGGCCTCCGCCTCGATGGCCCGCCTTCCGTCAGTGCGCTGCGCGGCCAGCAGTGACTGGTCCGCATGGGACTGCCGCCCCTCTTCGGTGGTGGACAGTGTGAAGAGATCGGAGACCAGCTCATGAGCCTCCAGGATTGCGTTGGTAGAGGCACCGATGATGTCGGCCTCTCCGCCAGGCGTCTGGTCCACCCACTTGCTACGCCGGATCTGCTGCAGCTCTGCGATGGTCAGGCCGTTCTCGTTCAGCTTGTCCAGCATGGCTTGACCTTCGCCGCTCTTGTCGTCCTCCATCCTCTTCACTACGGGTCCGTAGATGTCACGGAACTTGTCGAGCTGCTCCGCGTTGCGATTGTTTCGCATACGTGTGTGGTGCTCGACGCTTCCGAAAATGCGGAGAGCTTCCTGGAGATCTCCCTCTTTCATCGCATCACCCAGGTGTGGCGACGCCGTCAGATCGTCCTGCAACGATCCAAGAACCTCCCTGCCGCCATTCACTTCCAGATGGGTGATCAGGTAGGCACTGGAGCCTGGCTGGGCCTCTTCCATGGCGCGGATGCGGGTGTCCAGGATCTCGCGCACCTCGCGTCGGTAGTCGTCCAAGCTGTCCGGCGTGTGGCCCAGCTCCTCGCTGCGCAGCTCAGCCGCAACCAGCTCGAAACGGGTCTGCCTGGCGTAGCTTTTCAGCTGGGTGGCTCCGCCAAGCAGCTGTAGGGCACGTGCTTCTCGTTCGTCCTGCTGCTTCTGCCAGAAGGGGATGACCCCAGCAAATCCACCAGTGTTGGCGTTCCCTGCCGGCCTGAAGCGCACATTTTGCTTGGCTTCTTCGGCTACCTGGGCCTTCACTTCCGAGGCAATGTCACCCAGCCCCATGACCGCCTCGTCCCTCTCCAATGCGGCGGGGTCTATGTCCTGCACGTTGGGAGAGACCACAGAGATCATGGTCCCATCTTCCGTGGTGTTGATCAGGTTGGCATCGGGATCCGTGTTCTCCGTCTCGCGAACGATCGGAGCTACCACCCGCCTGTCCAGGTCGGGGTCTGACCGGAGCGCAGCGAGCACGTCGAGCTCGTCATTGCGATGTGCAGGAGTGAATTCTGCCATCAAGCCGCCCTTCGCATCGCCTCTTCGTGGTCGAGCCGATCACTCAGCTCCTTGATGCCGGCGAACAGTACGCCTACGGCATCCACCACGTCGATCGTCTTGTCACTGTTGCCCAGACCGAAGGCCTCCTGGAAGTCCTCGGCATAGGGTCCGATGTGCTCCGTGTCTTCTCCCAGGTACTTCCAGCGCTGAACCTCCAGGTTCTGGATCAGCTTCAGAAGGCTCCGCGTGTCCACGTCCTTCTTGTCTTCCTTGAAGCTCCTCGAGGACATCATCCCGCCCATGCCACCCATCAGGGATCCGGCAGCACTCACGTTGGCAGCCATGTCCTGAGTGATCATGGAGGCCTGTTGCTGACCGGACATGATGCTGGTCGTCTTGGTGTTGAGGCCACGGATGCCGCGCAGACCAGCCAGCTCTTGGCCTGCGACTCCCGTGGTAGCGCCGCCAAGCGCTCCGGCAGTGCCAAGGCCTGCACCAATGTTCCCAACCAGCCCAGCGAATGTGGGCTTGTTGAAGGTGGATTTCAGCAGAGCGCCCTGGCCGCGCAATGCGGTGGCCCCCTTGGCCTGTTGGCGCATGAGTTCCTGTGCGATGTCGTTGCTTCGGTCCACGCCGACAGAGTGTGCACGTCCGGGGTCCAGCCCACGCGCACGGAACTCTGCAGAGGCCTGCTCCTGGGCCAGGCCTCCGAACTCCAGCAAGTCCTGGTTCAACACCGAGATCTCTGCGCTGAAGGCGTCATCGATCTGCTGTGCCTGCTGGTCGGTGGCGGAACCACTGGTCGAGATGATCTGAGACTGCATCTCGATGGCTTGCGCTTCCAGTTCAAACAGTCTCTGAGACCGCTCCTCGTACTCTTCCGGGGAGTTGGCGAACAGCATGTCCCGATAGAGCTGGGCCACAGACAGATTGATCTCGCTTAGCTCCAGCTCGATGGCCCCGGCCTTCTTCGTGCGGACCTTGGAGGTGCTCTTCTTGCTCATGCGGACAGCCTCTCTTCCCGATCTCGTATGTAACTCTCCACGATGCCCTTGGCGTACATGGTACCGTGTGCCAGCTGGACCCACCCCTTGCGCTCAGCAATACGCTCGTACCCAGGGGTGCCATCTTCAATCAGGCCGCACACTATCTGGGCACCCTGCCTTCTGAGAACAGCCTCTGCCATAGCGAGCAGCTCCCTGGCTGCGATGGTTCGATCACGATGCGACAGGCCATTGAGCAGGAACAGACACTCCATCCTACCGATCGGCCTGCCAGGACACACATTGAGAGCCCCTACCAGATTGTCTTCGTCGTGGTAAGCGCCGACCCAGTATGGAGCCACAGACCTCCAGTCGATTTCGAAATCCTCGAACACAAAGTCGTTGTTCTCCGCGAGTGACTCCAGCTTCCTCCAGTCGTCATCGCTGACGATTCGAATGGACAGCTGGGCACGGCTCATCTCGGGTCAGCCCCTACTGCATCCGTCTCCAGATAGGAGAGTTCGACCGCCAGCAATGCCGCAGTTCCAGAAAGCGTGTCGCTGCCATCAGCAGTAGGCCTGCGGAACACGGCAATCAACAGGTCGTCGGCGTTCCAGGCACTGTCCAAAGCAACGGCAGCGCTCCATGCTGACACCATCAGGTCGTCACCCGTTTCGTGGGTGCTGTCCACAACCTGGATGTAGGTGGCACCCGTGACGGCCAGTGACTCGTCGTCTGCCACCGGGTAGATCGCGCATTCAATAACGATGTCACCGGCTGCCGTGTTGTCAACGCTCCAGTAGTAACGGAAGTAGAACGGCCCGTCGATACCACCCTTAGAAGTGAACGGAAGAATGACGTACACCACTTCAGTTCCGGTGTTGGTCATGGCCTGAGTGGTCATGATCAACTGCTCCCCGCTGCCGATGGTCTGATCAGCTTCGTCGCCGCTTCCTGGGCGGAGGTGTGCTCCTGCCGTAAGCATGATCGTCTTGCGAGTCGTCAGGATCTTACCTTCGCGGGTAGGCATTACGCAGTGTCCCTGATGACGTACCCGAAGACGGATACCTTGCTACCCGTGGTGTCCACGTAGCATGACACTACTGGTGCCGCATCCGCCACGATGACCAAACCTGGCACCACCAGCTGGAGCCCCTGGTTTGGGTAGATCCACTGATGAATGACATGCGCCGGGTCACTTACGCCTCCGAAAAGTACGTTAAGAAACAGCTCTTCGGTGTGGTTGCTGTCTGCGTAGATCCAGATCTCATCCGTATCGTCGGCGTCAGGCGTGTGCAGGGTGGTACCGGGTGACGTGGTGTCAGTGATGAGAATGCCGTGGCCCCCAATCGAACCAGATAGGGCCAGCTTGGAAAGTGTGCTCATGATCTAGCTCCCGTAGTACCGAGTAGAGTAATGCAGTGTTGCGATGTTGTTGAAGTCTATCCCTGCTATCTGCACGTGTCCGTCCCCCAGTGGAACCAGGTTGATGTCCACATTATCATCCGTTGCGCCGTCAGATATTGCGGTGATCGTGGGTGCAACCGCTGTCTCACCGCTCTTCCACGTCAGGCCATTGACGCTCGATGCAGTGCGCCCGTCGAACTCGAACAGCTTGACTCCGAGCAATGTGAGCTGGGTCTGACCATTGGTGGAGGTCGTGAAGCTGCTGGTCCCGCCAGGATCCAGAATCAATGCCTCTCCGTTCAGGTCCAGGGACTCTCCCGTGAGAAGAGGGCTGACCAAGTCGATGCCGGCCTGAGTGATGTTGTTGAACTCAGCGTTCAGGTCGGTGGCGGAGAGAACATCTCCCTCCATCCAGCTCATGACTCGTCCGATGGCCATCTGACTACTTCCTTCCCTGGTCCGTAGAGCCTCTCACGCGAGGCGGGGGTGCCTGGTGGCCCATCTCCTTGGTAATCCACTCCACCCATACGCGCAGATCCTTGAAGGCCTGCGTGTTGGATTGAATGACCTCACGGATCCCCACGGTCCCAAACTCAGTCTTGTCCGGGTTTCTGTGCATGTATAAAAGCTCTCTCATCCCGGAAACCATGTAAATACCCACCCCAATGAGCGGGACAAGCCCTGCTCCAAGAATCCACTTGTATACCTCGTCCGACATGTTTCCCCTACTCCTCCGAGTCAGCGTTGAAGGACAGCAGGACGGAAAAGTCATCCACCTCTATGTCCGGGTTGAGTTGATCGTTATGAATCTCGTAGCTGATCTGCCTGAACTCGTCTCCCGTAGGAAGGTCGAAGAAGGTGGGCGAGATTGCAGCCCCTCCTAGCACTCCCCTGATGGCATGCCCCAGGATGAACTCCTCGTCAGGATCCGTGGTGGGACCAGCCAGCACGTGACCACCACTTATGGATATGGCGGTCGACTGCGTAGCGTTCTCGTCTCGTGTCCACCTGAAATTCAACATGCTGGGCTGGACGGTACGGTTCCCGATGCTGGCACCCATCAGCGTCTTCATCTGCCTGGTATTCCCGTAGGACAGGTACGGAGTCCTGACGCGACAGCTGATAGCCCTGGTTTCGCCGGACCCAGCGGACCCGGTGGTGGGAGTGATCGCGAACTCCCTGTCTTTCCGGTCCAGCTTGCGGATGTACCCGTCGCTTCCAGCGATGAACATCACCGACCTATCCGAGTCGGCACTATCCACTACGAAGGCTGCGCACTGCGCAGGGTAAAAAGCCGTGGTGTGGGAGGTGAAATCTGACAAGCCCTTCCAGTGAGCCCATCTCAATTGTGGGAACCGGAAGTCCATCATGATGATGGCATTCACTTCCGTTGACCCGTCGATCGGGAGCCCGATCAGCACCTGGCCAGCCTCTTCGTTCACAGACGCCCAGGCCTTGTTGACCTGTGCATTGTTCACGCGCTTGCGCAGGAACTCATCGTTCAGACCGAAGGAGACTGTGCTGGATTCCATGTCTCCGAATCGCTCTGTTGCATTGAGCGTGTACACCACTCCGTGCTTCCATAGGAATCCCATTGAATTTCCGAATCGGAAGATGGAGTTGTGCGCAACGCAGCCAACCCCGATGGAGAACTCCTGGAGTGATGCGTCTGCGTATCCACCCGCAAATGTGGTCCCGGTGAGCCTCCAGATGCTCCCGGTGTGAGGCCCCTTGAAGATGAACAGGTTGTTTCGAAACGATGCCATCCCAGTGATCACGTCCCCATCGTCAGGGCTGATCTCGTAGGTAGCTCCGTCACCTCCGACGGGATCCCAGTCCCCTGCGGGACCACGCCCTGACGCTACTGTATCCCCCAAGTTGGGGCTCACGTAGAGCGTGCTGGGATTGCTGGAGTCCCCGGCTGCGAAGAGGAAGTTGTTGTGAACGCAGAGGATGGAAGCGGATGGTACGTTGGTCCCGAACTCAGTCGCTCCTGGAGTCCCGGTCGCATCCCCGCTCAGCAGGTCGGTGCCATCCCACTGTAGGAACACTCCGCCAGCGGAATCAGCGATGTACAGCTTATCGTCCAGCTGCGCAAAGCTGATGATCAGGCCACCGCCAGTGGTCAAGGTATTGCTGGTGATCTTCGTCATGGCGGTTTCGGTGGTGAGCATGTACCAAGGCTCATTATTCACGATGGCCACGAAACGATGTACTTCGCTGGACGAAGCGTTGTACCAGAAGCTTGTGATGTTGCGGATGTTGTTCGTGGCGGGTGTGGTGGACGCCACCTTCGTGGTGTTCAGGATCCCAGCGCCACCAATCTTCTTCCAGCCACCGTTCAGATTCCACTCGATGTCTTCAGCAGTCAGCAGGTAGGGGATGGACAATCCATCCTTGCCACTGACGGCACGATCGTCCATCAGCTGTGCATTGGTCCCGAAGTCGGTGACCCAGCCTCCTCCGAAGCCATGCCGAACGTCTGTTGTGGAGTCCGAGGTGGGCATCTAGTCCTCAAACCTGTCGAAGCGGTCGTCCAGGTCATAACGAACCGTGGAGCGACCGCGCCCGCTACCGCTCCACGGCTGCTGAGCACGGCGCGCATAGTGCGAGACGGCAGGAGCAATGTGAGGCCTCGAGCTGCCAATCTGATTGTCAGCAATCATGGCCCCCAGCATCCCGTCGAACTCCGCCTGCGCGCTCCCCGCCCGAGCATCATCCTTGCGATCCCTGTACCAGGTAGCCAATGCATGAAGCACTATGATCACCCGGTACTGAACGGGCATCACCGGCTCGTCATCGTCATCGACCATGTTCTCGATGCGATCCCCTGCACTGTTGGATGCCGCAGAGCCGTTCGCATTGACCGTGCCTGCTGATAGCACCAGCTTGCGCGTCACGAAGTGGTAGTCGATCCCCTTAGCCGTGCTGGGAGGGGGCGCAAACTGGATCGTGGGCGTCAGCTCGGAGGAGCTCGTGGTGTTTCGGTGCAAGATGGTGGCCGTCACAGGAGTACCGGGCGAGCTGTTCCTGCCGTACCTGCGCCGGAACTCCCGAATGCCGTACAGCTTGATGCCACGATCCGGGTCGAAGTGACGGTGGTCGAGGGGGCGCAGGAAGTCCCCGTCGAGGTCGTACACGTCCTCGTAGTACTGGTAGGTGCCACCGTTGTCCGGCTGTGTGGTGCCGTCGATGGTCGTTCCCAGGAAAGCCCTGCTCAGGGTTGCCTGGTTCCCGAAGGATACAGATGCGATCTGGTAGCTTTCCCGACTGCCACCGATGGACACCTTGCCGCCTGCACGCATGTTGGCCACGCCGAAGTCGTCTGTATCAACCCACGCCGTCGCAACGCCATCCGAGTCCGTCACTCCGGTGAGCGCGGTGCTGCCCCTGGCAATGGTGACCAAGCCGGTCGAGTAAGTGTCTCGCGTCTGGAGAACGGCCTCATCCTCTGACCAGGGGAGTGCGTCTCCGTTGCGGATGTGAATGGTCCGCAGCGCTGTGTTCAGGAAGCGCTTGGCGATGTTGGTGCTGGCGTCTATCCCACTTTCCGAGCGCACTCGTTTCTGCAGATCTTCTACAAGATTCGCGAATGTCTTCGGTGCGTCGATGATTGCCATGTCACTTACTCCGCTGTGGCTTCCTGCTCAAGCCCTTGACTTGCCGCTGGCGCAACGTGCCTCCAGACGCTGCCACTGGTGCTGCTGTCGGGAACCCGGTCGCCCCGTAAACATTTCCGCCACCCTCCGAATCGAATCCTACATCCAGGGTTTGGCTGAATCCTTCAAAGCGTCTGTACTGCTGTATCGAACCAAATTTGTGGGCATGTATACGGTTGGTACCATCCCAATCCGCGCCTCTAAGAATCAAGTCAAAAGTGTTGTCCAAATTGTCATTCAGGGAATTGGTGCGCGCGATGTACTCTTCACTACCCCCATCCCCGTCGATGAAGTTGACCTGCCAATACGCAAAAAGCCCAGTGGAAGGCTTCTCGGCTATCCCGCGGTAAGCCGTGTTCCCCTGTGCGGAGATGTCGTAGGTATCATCCACTGAATTTGTGAACCCGGCATATTCACGGATGCTTGCCCCGTCGACCGTAATAACGTCCCCATCGCTATCTATACAGACACCCTGTTCGTTCCCGGCTCCATCACGATCAAATTCGTCCAGCGGGGTTTCTGTGTACCCAGTCATCTTGTGAAGAGAATGGACCGGGTTCACTCCTTCAGTCCAGATGAAGTTCGCATCTGCATCGAAGTCACAGCCACGAGCTGAGTTGCCAGCTCCGTCGAGGGTCTGGGTATCGTGAACGGAGTCCGTGAACCCTGTGTGGCGGTAGGTCAGCATCGCCGCAAAGTCGGTGGTCACGAGGTCATCCCCTACGCTTCTCGAATACGCCATCAGGGTAGAATCCTCAAGAGAGCTTCCTTGGTGCGAAGCCGGCGGCGAATGCCACGACGCGGGTGGTCTGGATCTAGCATCTCCTGTTCTTGGGTTGTGGGAACATTACCAGCAGCGATGCGAACCTGAATGGCCTGCACCATATCAGCGTCCACATCGTACTCGGCCATGTCCTGCACGTTCTTGTTGGCAGCAACCCAGGTATCCGCCTGCACATCGGTGAGAATTCTCATCCCAGCAGCAGCGTCGTACTTGTCAGCAATCACGTCGTCAATGTAGATGAGGCAACGCCCAACGCCCGTTCGCTTGTTGAGGATGGGACGATCGTAGATAGGACCGTGTCCCTCTACGTGCACTTCCTGCGCGTCGTAGAGGCGCGGGTACTGGAAGCCTGACTCTGGGTTACGAGTCTGACGTGTGGAAAGATCAGGTTTCCGAAAGGTGACAAGCACAAACTTCATGAAGCCTCACGCATGGCCCCCTCGAGCAACGCCACCCTCTGCTCGTATCGTTTCTGAAGAGCGACGCCAACGGCCTTCAGGCTCTTGGCCTCTGCCATACCGATAGCCACTGCATTTTCGCGCTTCTCCAGATTCTTGACCAGGCTGTCCAGAGCCTTCTCCTTCACGGAGAGTGCGTCGGCTTTTTCCTTCATTGTTGCCTGCATTTCATCCGCCCAGGCCTTCGTTTCTTCCTCGACCTTGTCCGCCTTTGCCTTGGCTCGTGCAGTAGATTCGGATGCCTTCTCCTTGGCACTCTTCAGTGCTTGCACGCCTTCCAATCGCTGCTCTTCCGCAGTGGCGATCATCTGATTCGCAGCCTTGAGCTTGCCGAATCTATCTCCAGCAGCTTCTATTTCCTTCAGCTGCTTGTCGAGTCCCTTGCTCGCAGAGTGGTATTCATCGAAGAACTTCTTGACGATCTTCGGATCCTGGATCACCCGCAAGAGACTGAAGAGATCGTTAGCGCCAGGAAGTGTCGGTTGCCGCGCTGCCATCAGGAGACTCCGTACTGGTTCGGCCTGCGACCCGTAGCCAGGGTGCGCATTGCACCGTCGCTGTACGCCGCTCCAGGCCCCAGCGTGACAGACACTCGGTTGTCCGAGGTCACTGCGGTCCCTGTGTTGAAGATGTAGCAGCCACGCTTGAAGTGGATTGGCGGATGCGCGCTGTCCACGATCTCGTTCGCTGCAGTGGCTTCCAGGCGAAGCACCATATTGCCAGCGAATACGCTCCCACTGTCCGTGTCGTACACCTCGATCGATGAGTCCGCGTTGCCGCCGTCGATGAGTGAGATGTTGGTAATGACTCCAGGGCCGACGAAGATCGTCTGGTGCCCATTGGATCCAGTGGAATTCGTGACCACTGTCTGCGGGTAGCGCTCGGGAAATGGCCCGATGCGCTCCGCGGCGGCAGCGGTGGTGTCGTCATCGATGGCGATCTGATCGAAGTACACTGCTCCGGCAGAGGTGCCGGAGTCCTGCTCGCGCACGCCGAAAGCCAGCGAGGTAGTGGTCGAGTTGGCCATGCCGGTGATCTGCGTCTGCGCCTGGCCATCCAGCCACCAGTCGAAGGTGCCGGCAGACGCGTGCGGGTCGTTGAAGGTCTCCATGGAGTGCCACTCACCCAGCACCAGCTCCACCCACACAGTCCCAGCTTTCTCGCCTACGCCAACCTGGAATCCGGCTGCCGTGGTGAACCGAATGGCCACAACTCCCTCTTCTGCCGAAGTACCTCCACCAGAGAAGTAGGACATGATCTGGAACTGATCTGCGTCGGCCATGACGAGGTCTTTGGACACGTAGAAGTAGAACCTCACATTGCCACTGTCGGTGCCGGTCGTGAGGTCGTGATCCGTCTCCTGGAGATGGCAGTCGGTGGTGCTGGCGGCAAGGTTCACCTTGAACACCCCGCTGCCACGGTACGGCATCGGTGCGTTCGGATCCCTGACCAGGTCGTACCAGAGTTCGAACGTGCCCTTGCCAGAGGCCAGGGTCTCGGTGAACTGCCCGCCGCTGGTCCCGTCATCGAAAGTCTCGACGGTAAGGAGGGGAAAGTTGTTGGCCATGGCTTACTCCTGATCGGCTTCCGCTTCTGCGGCAAGCTGCTCGGTGATCTGTTCTGCGACCGACACAGGGTTTCCGAACCCGGAGGGTTCTTCATCTTCTCCCTGGGTCTTCAATGCCCGCCTCTCAGCGTGCTGCCTGAGACTGCGAGCTGACGCCTCTGCGCGCTTCTCTGGAGTCCAAGCATTCTTCCTCTTGCGCGTTTCGGGGTCGTCAGCCTCCGTCTGGTCGAGACGGGCGAGCATGGTCTTCAGCTCTGCCCGCATTTCTTCCATGGTCTTCCCGTCGTCGCTCAACAGCTCTTCCGGCTCGTCGTTCTTCAGGTTGGATGCAGGCTTCGCTCCGAACACCGCATCGTAGTTCTGCATGTATCGGTCGCTGGGAAGACTGAAGCTCGCACCTGAGATCTGAGCGTTGTCCATGTTCAGATCGTTCGCGCTGGTGTGACGGCGCAACATCTCGATGTTGCACTTGTCGGGATCTTCGCTTTCGGGGTAGATGGCCTCCTGGAGATTCTTCCACTCCATGATGTCTGCCGTGGCCCTCGAGGAGGCTTCCTGGCGAAGGTACTTGCCCACTGCTCCGGGCGGGTTCTTCCGCATCTCCTCCGCAGAGAGCATGGCACCAGAAATGCGCTCCTGGAGCTCGTCACGACGCCGCACGGCAGTGTCGAGATTGCCACCTCGCAGCTCCGGCGGGCTGCCCTTGATGAGCATCTCGTTGAGGTTGACGATCTGACGCCGCACGTCGTTGGGAACTTGCGGACGCAGATGGGGCTCTGTCTGCCCCAGGAAGCCCTGCGCGTTGGCGATGTCTTGTGCCACCTCTGCGCGCTGGCCCTTGGTGAGATACCTGGACTTCCGCGGGGCCTGTGCGGCAGGGTCATCCAGATGCGGATTGGTGGACTTGGCCACCTGGTTGGGCATGGCTACGGGCGCGCTCATGTCTCTCTCCTATGTGGACGCAGTCAGTGGCACGACGATGGCATGGGCATCGACTGCATCCGAAGCGTAGTTTTCAACACACATCGTGTCTCCAGGATCGAACGTAGCTTCAGGGCTGGCGATGCCACCAAAGATGTGATTCCAGGCGCTCATGCCGGTGGTGGTGTCTGCGAGATCTACCGTGAGGGAAGTGGCATGGTTGGACCGGATGAAATTCTCGTCCATGATGAAATCGCCTGCAGCCCCACCGAGGTGGGATACCACGGCGGTACTGCCGTCCACAATAATGCGATTGCGACTGAATCTGTGTCGAGCCGAGATAGGTCCAGGGCTGACGCCAAAAGCAATGGTATTGGCCGTCTCCGTCAGAGTGCAGTCTTCCATCACTGAGTCATTTCCTGAAATGGAGATAATCCTGCTGGTGGAAAGGATGTCACCACCGCTAGAGTCGCCGTAGTAGATTCTGCGAAGTATGTCTCCGTTGCCAGTGACGTTGAGAAGTGGGCCTACCACAGCTGCTGCAACAGGGACCAACTCGACGTTTTCGATGTGTACATTCGCCGGAGACACCTGCATGAGAACAGTAGACTCAAAACGAGCGCGATTCCTTCCCTCTCCCAATCCGATGACGTAGCAGCCAGAAGCCGTAGTGGGCCAGGTCCACCCCGAATTCACAGATTCTACATGGCCAGGCATCAGGAGAACCGCATCCCCCTTGTCTGCAGTGACCCGTCCCAGGGCAGCCTCCAGCGTAGCCATAGGAGATTCGGGCCTGATTCCACGATTGCTATCGCTAGCATTCAGATGCGTCGAGCCGACAAAGAACACATTGCCAGGAATCGGGAAAGGCGCGCGTAGGTCTTCTCGGAACATCAGGTTGCCGCCCCTGTCGGAATGATACCGGCGGTTTCAGTCACCAAGTTGACCATGAAGTTCTCGGAGCATCCCATGCCACCAAAGTCGTACCCAGTGTCCTGCGTGATGGCAGAGGCACCGGAGGCGAAGGCGTTGTAAGCGGCAAATCCAGTGGCGCTGTTGTGCATGTCTATGCACATGCTCGTGTTGCCGTTGCGAAAGATGTTTTTCACGATCATTGCGTCTAGGTTGGCGGCTGTAGAGCCTATGGCGTGGTTCGTGAAATGGCCGTACACCAAGTTCCCGATGACATGGATGCGGTCTGATGCGCCAGAAATGGCGATACCGTCAGCGCTGCTAGCTCCTAGCAATGTGTACCAGCTGTTATAAGCGATTGTCACATCGTCCAAAGCAGCAGCAGCGCCTCCACCGACATCGCACAGGTTGGTGAACTGCCTGGACCCATGCGGCATTATTCTGGTGTTGTCGATAGTGCCACCGTCAGAATCTGACTCAAACGTAAACGCAGTAGTCACAGTGGTGGCACTACTGTTGAGACTGCAGATGATGTTGCTGACCCTGCAGTTGGGGGCAGCAAGCTCGATGGTGTCTCCGGCTGCCAGGAAGTCGAAAGTGGGCCTGGACATGCCAACCCCTAAGCCCATCACTGTGATACCAGCAACATTCAGACTGATGTCGCCGTCGATGATCTCTGTGTGTCCTGGCAATACGAAGACGTAGTCGCCCTGGTTGGCGGTGCATCGATTGATCGCCGCCTGCACCGTGGAGAACGGGGTATGGCGACTACCGGCAGAGGCACCAGCGCTGGCACGATCATCCGTAGCGTCCACGAAGAACACATCACCAGTGGTGGCAATGGGTCCAGTGCCCAGGATGGGCATGCCACCGAAGTTCGCGAAGCCTCCGGGGTAATTCGTCGTGGAAGGCATGAGTCTCCAGAGCCAGCAAAAGAGTTTACGCAGCCGCGGCGGCAGGGACAGGCCCCCCGGTCTCAGTCAATACGTTGACCATGAAGTTCTCGGTGCACATCATCGCTTCGAAGTCCCAGGTTCCCGCCGCAACGTCGGCTGCACCCGTGGCAAAGGCGTTGTTGTGAACCTGGCCAGTGGTGTTGGCCACCACGTGGATCAGGTCGGCAGAGTTCCCGTTGCCCATCACATTATCTGCGATGGTGAGATCCAGGGCTGCCGCCAACGCGCTCAGTATGAAGCCTGAAAAGTTTCCATAGACGAAGTTGCCGATGATCTTGCAGCGCTCCGCCGTGCCAGTGATCCTGATTCCAGTTGCGCTGGAAGTACCCGCCAGCGTGTACCAACTGTTGTAGGCGATGGTAACATCGTCAAAATCACCGATGTCACAAAGACCAGTGAACTGGCTGGTGGCATGCGGCATGATGCGGGTGTTGTCGATCGTGCACCCAGACGCTGCCACTGTGAAAGCCGCGGTCACAGTCACAGCGCTGTTGTCCAGGCTGCAGATGATGTTGCTGACTCTGCAATTGGCTGCCGTCAGGTTGATCGTGTCTCCAGCCGCCAGGAAATCGAAGGTCGGCCTGGACATGGTGACGCCCATCCCCATCAGCGTGACCCCCGCGACGTTCATGTTCAGGTCACCGTCCAAGATCTCGGTGTGACCCGGCATGACGAAGATCCAGTCCCCCTGGTTGGCCGTGCATTTGGAAATGGCAGAGGCCACTGTCGAGCACGGTGTATCCCGGTCACCAGCAGACGTACCCGCAGAGGATCGATCATTTGTTGCGTCTACGAAGAACACGTTGCCTGTCGTAGGGATGGGTCCGGGTCCGAGAATCGGCCGACCGCCAATGTTGGCAAAGCCGCTCGGGTAGGAAGTTACAGGCATGACAAGCTCCTAGGTAGAGGCCGTGACAGGGACGACGACTCCGTGGGTGTCCACGAGGTCGGCCACGTAGTTTTCGCATGAATAGAGGTTGCCGTTGTCGAGCCCAACCACGAGCGCCCGCTGATGATTGCACCTGTTGTGAACACACATCCCGGTAGAAGCGTCGTCCATGTCGATCGCTACGTCCGCGTCAGACGTGTCGGCAACATTGTGGAGCATGTTGTAGGCAACCAGCGTTTCCGTAGTCGTAGCACCCTGCTGAATACAGCCACCACCATCCAGGAATCCGTACACCAGATTTCCGATGATCTGCATCCTGTGTCCATTGGCAGAGTTCGTGTATATCCCACGGACGCTGCCGGTCCCTGGCAACGAGTGGCAGTCGTTGTAAGCAATCACACAGTCTCCCCCGCCTGCCGTGGTCAGCTCCATCAGAGATGTGTACTGGCTTGTAGCATGGGGTTTTACGGTGCAGTGGTCGACCATCACTCCGGCCGCGTCGATCTGCACAGACCTGGCAGCCGTGCCGATGCCAGCGGCGTCGATATCGAAGACGATGTTGCTGATCCTGCAATTGTCTGCGGTGACGATAAGCGCAACCCCGCCAGGGCCAGGGGTTATCTCTGGCCTGTTATTCCCGAATCCCATACCAATGATGGAGGTTCCGGCCACATCCACGGACGTGATGTCTGCCACAGAGGCGAAGGCACTTCCAGGCATCAGGAAGATGACATCACCCTTGTTTGCTGTGCACCTGCCAATGGCAGCGCCCAGAGTCTGGATCGGCGAGTCAGGCTGTGACCCGTCGTAACGGTCGTTGCCGGTTACGCTGTCCACGTAAAATGCATTGCCGGCGACCCAGTCATATTGAGGCACGCAGCCAAACGGGCTAGAGCCTGCCAGAAGTCCATCGGGCATGGCTAGCAGCCCTCCGACTTAAAGAAGTTGAACTTCGCACCGAAGCCGCCCTTCTTGGGTGTGCCATCGGAACGGTCGGGGCTGGGCTTGCCGGGGAGGCCTGCCCACTTTGCGGTGCTGTAGCCGGGAAGACCAGCAGTCTTCCCACGCGCCCCAGTGGACGCACCCTTACCAGTACCCATCGACTCTTTAGTCGGGTTCTCGATTCCCTTGCCTTCGGCCATCGTTCTGCTCCCAGCGCGGGTCTTATGCGCCTGTGTGGGTTCGGCTCCGTCTAACTGACGTTAGCGCCGAAGATCGCGCGCCAGTCGGTCCACGCGTTGGAGTAGCGCTGGTAGCCGCGCCACTTGGCAATGAGCTTGTCGAAGTCTTCCACCATCGCGAACTCCTGGCTGACACGTTCGACCCAGTGGAAGAACTGCTTCTTGAGAGAGCCGTCCATCACCCACCAGTTGTTGGTGTCGTTCAGGTAGTTCCATTCGTAGATGGTGTACGCGCCTTCGTGCACGTTCCTGTTGTTGTTCGCAACGTCGAGCTTCCCGCGACTCTGCACGATCTCGAAAGCGATCTCATACAGGTTGTTGGGAATCCAGAGTTCGCTGGGGACCACCGAGATGCGCCCCCCGACATCATCCCGGTACCCCACCATCTGTATGCGAGCGGCCGCAAGCGCCACCGCACTCAGAGCGGATGTCCCGAGGTTGTCGAAGCCAGAGGCCGTCGAAACTCCGGGCGAGGTCGTGGTGTGACTGTTCGAACACAGTGCCACTCCCTCGGTGTTGTTGTAGAAGAAGTTGTCCACGGCGAAGCTGTTGTTCAGCAACCGTGCACCGTGCTTCTGCCGCGTCCTGTTCGAGGAGATCGCCAGGCCCTGGGGGCGCTGGTTCATGATGTTGTACTGATCGTCGTCGTACAACTTTCTCTCGACCTGAATTCCTGACACCCATTCGAGCGGCGTGGAAGTCGTGTCGTACCCCAGGCTCTGCGACGCGTACTGGACTGTCCCGTTGAACTGATTCCAGTCCGCGATCATCCCGACCTCTGACCAGGTCATCGTGTCCCGGCTGTTCGTCGGCGGAAAGTCGAACAGCATCGGAAGCATATCCGGGAGCTGATCGTACTGGTTGTAGTAGATCCTCTGGAAACGCGGGTCCAGAAGGTCGCTGAAATTGGTAGAAATGTGCGGAACGGGCATGCCTGTTCTCCTTCTCTACGACGCCTTACACGCCGCGCTGAGTGGATCCGCCCAAGATGTGGTTCATCTGGACGAAGTGATAGAAGGAGTTGGACTCCCCATCTTCGGACGAGTCGCGAGTCTCCACGTCGATCAAGACGTAGTTGTTGGCGTCCGCGATGACCGTGGTGGCATCTGCCTGCGTGATGTCCGTGGTCAGGTCGCAGTAGATGTCCTGGAACTGAAACGGCTTGCAGTTGGCAACCAGGTACACGTCGCCGACGTTCGTTCCGTCCGGGTAGTTCACCGACATCGAGCCAGCAGTGGAATCAGCGAATCGGTAGATGCCGGGGTTAGAGCCGCTGTAGCCCCACGCCATCCCGTCATCGATGGTCGCGATGCCCGTGAGCGTCGCGCCGCCGGCATCTGCCGTGGTGACCACATCTGTGATCGGCAGGGCGGTGTCTGCCGTCGTCCCGTCGCTCATCTTGACGCGCAGGATGGCGTCCGGGTTGATGCACACGGTCACGAAGGCCGACCCTGCCAGGTGCCCAGTGGCTGCGGTCGCCGAGAAGGTGCCGCTGGCGTCGATGGACACGCCGGCCTGCTCTCCGGGGGCAGCGACTGCCGAGGCTCCTGCGTGTACGACGGATCCAGGGTTCGCTCCAGATTCGGCCTCCCCGAGAAGCTGCGCGCCAGACGTGACCGTTGCACTGGTCATGAGTCGCTTCATGAGCGGCGCTCCGCCGCTGATGGTTCCAATGACTTCCATTTCGATCTCCTATCTAGCGCGGAGTCCAGGACTGGCCGCTCTTTGTGCGCCCGCCCGGATCCGTGAGAACTGATTGATGAAAATAGATCGCAGCACGCGTGTATTTGGTCCGACAGCCATCACAGTCCCCCGTGATGTAGTCGAACTTCCGATCCTTGTAGTAGTGGTACTTCTCGTGATCGAACTTGTGCGTGCAGAGGTGGCACAGAATCACGCAGTGTTGCGACTCTGAGAGGTCGGACACCCAGGAGCTTTCCGTGGCACCGATGCGGCGCTCAGGCGAAGGCAGAGTATGGACTACCGCTGCACCATGATTCTTGAGAGGTGCCCCGACCCGCTTGGCCTTGCCTTGCTTCACACGCTCTTCAGCGAGATATCGCGGTAGCATCAGGGCTTTCATACTCTGATGTACTTCATTTCATCGAGCAGCTGAGGGTCGTCTCGACCCTTGAAGATGCCCTGGGTGATGAGATGGTCGTAATAGGTCTGGCGGTCCTTCGAGAGGGTCGTCCACCCGGCACTTTCGGACTCTGAACGCCCTCCTGCACCGCTGTTGGCATCTCCGCCAACACCCTGCTCGTGCTGCGTGCTTTCCGCAGTGCGCTCACGAATGCTGATGTCCGGGTTGGGGCATACGCGCTCCATGGCGAGGAGCTCGGTCTTGGGAGCGTCCTTGTCCATGCCGTACTCTTCACCGAGACGCTCCACCTCGACCAGGACTGAGGTGCGCATGTCGCTGCGCCTCACGTCGAGGTCGGGGAAGGCTTCCTTGTACTTCTTGATGCCGGCACTGGCGACGCGCGCATCGTTGTCAGACGCCGTCTCCGCGCGTACCTCCTCGAGGACTTCGCGCTTCAGTGACCTGCGGGACTGAAGATCCACCTGGGCGTCTGCAGTCTCTTGAGTGATCTCGCCACGCTCGACAGCCTGGGAGAGTTGGTCTGGCGTGAAGTCTCTTGGCTGGTCGGTGGAGGCACTCGCTGCGGATACACGGCGCTCGCGCTCGTCCTTCTCGCTCTTCACTGCCTGCTCTTCGGCCTGGCCTTCCAGAAGCTCCAGCTTCGCATTCGCGGCGGCTGCCGCTGCGTTGGACTTCCCGAGCATCTCGTCCACTTCGCTCTGCGAATAATTACCGTTGGCGTCCGGCATCGTTCCCCGTTCCCCCACGCCTGATCCCTAAACGCACGAAAGGCCGGATCCCGCTGTGGGTCCGGCCTTCTCCCTGCACAGGGCAATGGCTATGCGGGTCCATTACCGCACAGCACGGGGCTCCGTCAACTTTTCTTCATAGGAGACTGCACTGCCCACAACGACTACAACCCGCTTGCAGCGCGGGCAGGGGTCCGTCGTGAAGTAGCTGGGGGTGCCAAAAGACCCACGATATCGGCCACATAGACAGCGCAGCTCAGTCAGCTTCGGCTGTGGCTGAGCTGTGCAGTTGCTCACGAGAGGCCTCCCCCTTCAACATGATTTCCCTTGGCATTTCAAGCACTTCCGTGATTGTGTTGATCCTCTCGGTGAGCAACATGGCCTGCTCCCGGAGCCCCCTCAGCTCGTCGTCCGTGAGCATCTCCGGGGAGGAGAAGCGGCCCTCCAGACCCTCCAGAGCCACCGCCGCCTCATCCAGCTTGGGCTGCAGCATCTGCAGGAAAGTATTCCACGTCGAGCTCGACGTGAGCTGGGAGGCGTGCACAGCCGCCTGGACATGCTCCTCGAGGACGGGCCTGGCGCGCTGCCGGGCCTTGGCCACGCGCGTCTGCTGTAACGCCTTCCAGTCGGAGATGTCATCGATGTTGTCGTAGCTGGCCATCAGCGTCTCCTGTCGAAGTCGGAAGGCCGGCTGCCCTGCCGCAGCATGCCCGCATCACGCAAAACGCCGCGAGTAAAAATCTCGCGTGTCTTTCTGGCAACCGCCTTCTTCAAGCCGGTCATCTTGCGCTTTACTGCAGCCTTCTTGCGACCCGCTGACTTCTTGCGGGTGGCCTTCTTCTTCCGCGTAGAGAACTTCGTCTTATTTGGGTTGCCAGGGACAGTTCCGCCGCCGACTACCTTTGTCGCCCCAGCGCTGAGCTTCCCAGGATTGCTCCTGGTGCCTCTGCTAGGGCGAACTTTACCGCCAGCTCTCTGGGAGGCCCTTCGCCTCTCGATATCAGTCAGCTTGCGATTCGGCATTACGCCAACCCCCTTTCGCTCGGAAGCGACTTGTCTGCGACCTGCCCAGGCCCGAGCTGTCCTGGTGACGTGTCACCGAGCTGCCCGTTTGCTGGCCTGCCGCCGACATTGCTATTGCCCATCTGCTGCTGCAGACCAGCCGCCGCCTCCTGTCTCGCCATCATCTGCTGCTCTGCCTCTGCAGCAGCAGTCATCTGACGCGCGTACACACCAAACACTTCCAGCTCGATCTTCCCGAGCATCTCGATTGCCGGCGTGCGCTTGGTGACGCCATTGATGATGTTCTCCACCGGAATCTGTGACAGCTCCTGCAGCCTACCAATGTGCTCCTGCGCTCCCTCGGACGGGAACCCTTCCGGCATGCGCCCATCGAGGATCATGCGGAACGCATCGTCAGCAGTGATGCGAACCTCGTGCGCCTGCGGTGTCGGCTTAGTGAGGTACTGCTCGGGGTCTGTGGACCCATGCACCTTTGCCCAATCACGGAACAGACGCCAGATACCATCCGGCTGCATGATCCCAAGCTGGATCGCGATCGGTGTCACGAACACCTGGATCTGGGCCTCCAGACTTTCCTGTCTCGCAGCGCGTGAGCTGTTCAGGATGTTGGCCTTGAAGCTGAAGCGCTTCTTGGTCCTGTACATGTCCTTGGTGACACGCTGCCTCGGGATGCCAGGAGTGGCGGTGCCGGCGAGAAACTTCTTCTCGTCCGAGAGGAAGGTCGAATTCATGTCGTGCATCCAGCTCACTACCTGCTTCAGGATGGACATGTAGCGACGAATGATACGCTCCGGCCTGGCCTCCCCCTGCTGAAGCAACTGGCGTATCCCACCAGCCGTGCGCAACGCACTCGACTTGCCGGCCGGGACCGCGCCGCGCTGGATGTCGCCCAGCATCGTGAGCTGCTCTCGCATCTGATCCAGCATGTGCACCGTGTTGAACATGAACTCCTGCCCACGGTTGCTGAAGTCCGCGAGCTTGATGTCCTTGCTGGGATCCTGCAGTGGCATGCCGTCCCCAGGAGCCATGGTCAGCACCTCGGGCTTCAATGCGCTGTGCGGCTTGTAGAAGAAGAACGGTGTGTTCGCGAGCGTGCCAGCGTCTATGCCCTGGTCAACAACCTGCTTCTTCATGTCGTAGAGACCTTCGACAAGCTCGGGCAGGCCGATGCCTTCTCTTCGCCCCATCCACGGAACGAATGCGCCCTCCGACAGCGGCCTGCGCGGCGGGTTAGCCGGGTACTGCTCGGTCAAGTACTTGGCACGACAGAGCGTTTTGGTTTCCTTGATCACCCAGAAGATCACGTCTTCTATTTCGGCCCCTTCGTAGAGCGCATGCAGGTCGAAGCACATAAACCTAGTCAAGGCCTTGTGTCGGTCGTCCAGCGGGTGGTTCTCCTGGGTGTTCTTCCCTTCGAACGCATCGTCCTGCTGGTCCATGTACTCCTTGTCGCCGTCCTTGGTAGACGAAGCGCCCAAGAAGCCCTTGATGTCATTCTCGTCCAGCAGATCGTAGAAGTTAGACTTCTTCAGTCGTATCAGCTCGTCCACGCTCACCGTGTCCACGATGATGACGAACGCAGCACCACCGGGATTCTTCGGGCTAGGAGCCTGCAGGTTCTTACAACGCTGCGGAGCCAACACTTCACGCCAGTATTTTACGATGCACTTCGGGCCGTCATAGACCACGGACATCCCGGAGGTGTCCATCTCCACCTGACCGTCACGCTCGTTCGTGTAGAAGCTGACCTTCAGGTCGTGCTTGTCGTCCTTCGGATCCACCACGCTCCAGTCGAAAAAGTCTTCAGATTGAGCGTAGAGAGCATGGCCAGGGAACTCGCGCGCAAGGATCTCCCTGAAGTAGTCACCAGGCTGAATGTTCGGAGTGATGGCACCAAAGGTGCGGACAGTTCTTACCATCCTCTCCTCACGCACCCACGGCGTGAAGACTGTGGCATGCCCCTCGTTCACGAAGGCCTCGGCCAGGTCGCCGATAAAGTCCTCCCCGTCTTGCTCCTCGAACAGCTGAACATCGAGGTGGTTCTCGACCGCCTCCTGGGTCTGCATGTCCTCTTCTTCCTCGGCCGTGACAGTGATCACGGGGCGTGTCTGCATGGCTGCGTTGTGCAGAGTGTCCTGCTGTCTCAGCGAGTCCATCATCATGTCGCTGATCGCCACATCCGAGGCATCCGGCCAGGGGAAGGTCTTCCCTTCCGTCCATTGTCTCAGCTTCGCATTGCGCTGCAGGCGCATCTCCATTTCGGTGACGCGCTCCAGCTCGGACTCGGATGCCATGCGACACACGCGCGTAGCGATCTTCATCTTCCATGAGTCCGGGAACTTGCGTGCGCGACGACGCTTCCGCTTGACGGTGTCCGCGGGCGGCTCGGTCTCGGTGATCTGCGGCTCGCCTTCCCCGGCGGCGATTTCCGGCGGCGCAAACGGTACTCCGGCACCATTGCCCAGAGCGGCCTGCATCTCCTTGGTAGTGATCTTTCCGCTCCCCGGACCGGATGGATCCTTCACTCCCCCAGTGCGCCCATGGTCTCCTGTTCCGCCCAGTGCCAACGGGCCAGCAGCACCTAAGCCTCCGGCCTCGCCTCCCAGGACTCCAGGCTCTGCGCCGCCGCCAGGCTGCTTCTCGTCAAGGTTCTTGTGGAACGGATTGGCTCTCATGTCACGATCTCCAGCCATCGCTGCGCATCAATGATGCCGAGCGGTCGGTTGTGCATCAGCTCCAGAGTCGACTCTTGCTGAATTTTCAGTTGCTCACTGTTCAGGGGCGGGTAGTTCATAGCCTTGCGCGCGTCCGGCTCGAGGCTCAGAAGTTGCCGATTGATACATCGCTTCCAGATTCTCGGAAAGTTCGACAGCAGCTTCTCGTCAGCCAGGCAATCGGCACAGATCAGCTGTCGATTGAGATCCCCGTTCATCAACACCCAGGTGATTCTCCATGCACTGGAGAGCGCCTTGCCACGAATGCTGATCTCGCCGGCAAAGGGGTGCGGTTCCTTTTGTCTCGTTTTGCTGTCGAAAAGCTCCAGGTCACACGAGACACAGGCAGCGAATCTCCGCATGTCATGCATCATTCTGAACCACTTCTATGTCCGGGAGTGTGCCTTCCGGGTGCTTCCCCAGCCAAGCGTAACGAAGGGCGTCCTGCTTTTGTGAGAACACATCTGCGACTTCGGTATGGATCTCGTCCAGGTCTCTCTCGAATTCCATCACACTCTGCTTGCAGTCGTCGCAGTAGTGACGCGTTCGTATGCGACCCATCTCGTGGAACTCTTTTACTTCCTTCGTTTGCTTGCCACAGCCCCCGTCACAATGAATCAGAATCACCTCTGTCCCCTTTGCCACTGGGCAATCGGCTCTTTCGACTGCCTGCTCTTGTAGTTGCTGACCCTCTGAGTCCCGATCTTTCGAATCACGTGATCCTCGATCATCAGCCATTCGAAGGTCGGGTCATCATTCACCAGGTATCTAGCCATGGCGGGATAATCTGAGTACTTCTCGCCAGGCTTTTGGTTCTGTTCTTTCTCCAGGGCTCGCTTGAAGTTCTGCCATGCGAAACGACTGAAGTGCTGGATGGCGTCCTCGCAGCGAGGGTGAAACAGCATGCGCGGCTGGCGGGTGTGGGCGTCCGGCTTCATCAGCTCGTTGATCAACTCGATGCCATGGCCACTGGAGTTCGCAGGTTCGACAGGAACGAGTGCATCGTTGAATGCCTGAATCCAGGTAGTGTCTCTGGAGCTGCTGGCACTCTGCGCACCCATCTTTGGGTCACATAGCCACCTCTTCACGTCGAGCTCTAAATCGTTCTCGATCACATCCATGCTCTCACGACAAGAAACCGGGTCACCGATCTCCTGCCAGGTGGCAACACACCACAGGTCGTCTGCAGGCGTCACGTACCACCAGCTCATCATGTGTGGCTTGCGCGGATGCATGTCGAGCACGTAGACGACAGGCCACCCCGGCTGGATGTCGAAATCCTGGACGTGGCAGTACTCCTCTAGGTTCTCACCACCACAATGTGAACAACTGCCGGAGAGGTTCGTGCAGGACTCGTGACAATCGAAGCACCAAGTCTGGCCATGGTGCTGAAAGCCAGGATGAATGCGACCAGAGAAGCGAATCGGTTGACCACGCATTCGCACATCGGATATCTCCTTGGAGTACTTGGCCTCCGTCCTTGCGACAGCATCCTGATCCAGATTCGGATTGTCCACGGTCCAGTAGTTGACCCATGTGATGTCTTTGTTGTCCGGGTCCATTCCGGGCTCGTAGATGTTGTCGTAGAGATAGTCCACAGCAATAGCCGGATCGTCGTACCAGGTCATTGCGAGCAGCATACGTCCACCCACAGACATGCAGCGCATCTCGTTCTCTCGCCATATTGCCTCGGTGGGAGGCTCGTCGTGGCACACTATGTGGAATTCGCCTGACGCAAAGTCCTGCGGATCCTGATCCTTGCTCATGAACTGAATCGTGGACTGGCCAAGTATCTCCATGGTGTCTGGATCTCGGCAGTGCATTCGCAAGATACGGAGCTTGGTATCCCAGGACGCCTTCCAGCTCCCGTGGATCAGACTCCAACGAGGAATCCAGCCCCAATGACCACGCTCTCCCCACTGCTCATCGATGCCTGTCCATTGGTTCCACATCAATTTCGGCAGGATTGTTGGGTAGAGCGTGGTCGTAAGGGACTCCACCACCACGCGAGTGCTTACCGGGCCGCGAAACTTTTCGGCGATGTCGATGTGCGGCTTCAGGCTGGCGGGGAAGATCCCAGTACAGCAGCTGACCAACTCGACCAGCATGCCCTCCGTCTTGCCAGATCGATTGCCTCCGCCAGCACACACGGTTTGCGCGGTAGAGGTATGAAACGAAAGGGCCGCAGAGCTGTTGGAGATGTAGTACTTGATGGCGTTCTCACGCCGATCACGATTGGTCTCAGTCCTGAAGAGCCCAGCGGCCTGGCGAAGCTGATTCTCGTTCAGCCGTCTCAGCTCGTTCTTGGACATGCCCAGCAGCTTCTCGATGGTAAGGTCTCCCGGCACCCAGGAGCCTTGGGACCGCTTCTGATGCAGCTGCCGCTCCATCACCATCAGCCCATCTCCACAAGATGCGCTTCGCCAGTATCGGGGTCCACGACGAAGTCGATGTCCGACTCTGTCGCCTTGGCGCGGCGCTGTACCTCTTCGCTGAGCCAGGCCCCCACCTGAGTCAGCTTCTCGACCTCGGCCTGCGTGCGCACAATTTCAGTGGGCTTGTTCTTCAGCAGCTGGGCCTTGTCGAGCAGGACTGCCCCTGCCACGGCACGATCCCGAAGCGGCACCTCGTCCAGTTCGGCATCGGGCGTACGCAGCACCGATTCGAAGATGCGCTGGTAGCCGCCTTCCAATACCCTGATGGTGTCTTCGGTCTTCACCTCGCCAACCAGGGCGGTGGTCTTGATGTACTTTTCCTGAAGTCGGCGGAGCAGAGATTGCACAGCGACCGGGTTCATCCCCTCCTCGAGGGCCATCTCGGCAATCGGCTTCAGGCGTGGATCGCTGAAGTCAGCCAGGATCTCACCCAGACGGTCCGGCTCCGCCTTGTTGAACCCCGCATTCTCGATCGGCTCACCCAGGATCTTCTTGGCGGTGTTGAAGCGGCGGTTGGCGCTGGTGCCTGCGATGCCTAGGCAGGCCCCCAGGCGAGCAAAGGTCCAGTCCGGGTGCTCCTTCTTGAGGTTCCAGACCGCCCGCTGCTTCTGCGTGAGACCTCTAGGCACCGACACTCCCTACAGGACGGGGGCCAGGAACCGGAGTGGAGGGTCCGGCCGGAACGGCGAGGTGAATCACCACCTAGCCCCCGTCGCGGCCTCTGTAGCGCTTTCCCCCCGCTACCGAAATAGGCGCTGGCGCGCTGCAACGCCGTGCGGTACGCTGCGCAAAGCGGTGCGGAACGCCGCGAAAGGAGCATGAGGTGAGTGTCAGAACCCCCGAGGGGACAATCCGGGTGCTGAGAGCGCTGGTCAAGAGAGAGAAGGAGCGGAGCGCAGAGCTGAGGGTGGCACGCGATCACGAGAAGAAGCGGGCCGCACTGAGGGGCGTCGAGCTCGGACGTATGAAGCTCAAGACGGAGAGCCTGGAGAAAGAGGTCAAGGCGTCCGAGAATCGCAACAATCGCCTCCGCACTGTGCGTGCCCAGCACGCGCAGCAGCGCATCACGCAGACCGCGGAGATCCCGGAGTGCGTCGTCAAGTACACCGACGCCGCCAATCAGCTGGAATCCGTTGCCTGGGTCACCGTGAAACACCAGTGGCACGTGCACACGCGCCTGGCCGGCACCGCGACCCAGGAGAGCCGATTCCAGATCTACGATCTGGAGTCCCTGCACCTGGACAGCGAGCGGGGATACTTGCTAGAGCTGCATCTCGACGCCGAAGACTGGGTGTCTGCAGACCAGGAGTATGGACGGTGAAAGGCCCGACGCGCAGGAAGAGTGTCCCCAAGCATCTCGTCACCGCAAAGGTGAAGGCCATGGTGAACATCGTCAACGCAGAGCTGGGGCCGGTCTGCGTCGAGCAGATCATCGACTTGCGCAACCTGCCCGAGAAGCCGATGAAGAGGTTCAAGCGGTGATCACCGACAAGCAACGACGTATCACCCACGAGCAACGACGTAAGACCAAGGCTGTGCGACGGAGTATTTACGAGAAGTATTTCTCCTCGATGTTTGAAGACGGAGGAAGGCACAATCGCTCCAGAGTAGGCGTTGTTGAAGAACACGGAGCGCGCATCGTTCACGAGTTCAATGTCTTCGGAAATCCGCTGGTGATGCGCTGCATCGAGGGCCTGGTCCCGACAAAGCCCACCATCATTAGTGACATCACAGGCTCCGTTCGGTTCAGCCGCTCATGCAATCGCACCATTTGCTGCATGGAAGACGAGCTGTGTCCCTGGGAGTGGCCGGAGCCTTCCGAGCTGCAACGCGTATGGAACAGTATCACCAGGCACCATAGTCTGGACGTGTTAAAAGAAAGGCGCGGTAGTAATCCTACGCGCGCAGAGCGCTCCAGCTGTGAGCTGTGCGGGCAAGACAAGCCACGCATTTCGCTCTACGAAATAAGTGGCTGGGGAGTCTTTTGCATTCCCTGCAGCGCCAGCGTTCGCAAGACGATCTCCTTCTCAGAGCGCCAGGCCAAGGAGGACGGGTGAAAGAACCTACGCTCTGGAAATGGCACTGGTGGAGGCTCTGGTATTCCCGACACCACCTCCCCAGTACTTCCACGCTGAACATGTCCGGCACTCCCATGATCCGTCTGACGGGTAGACTGTGGTGGCAACGATGATCCTCGGCACCAAGAGCAAGCGCGAATTCGCCACCCTCCATCCCGACATGCAGAAGGTCATCCTCCGTACCGTGAAGCGGTGCACGGAGAGAAGCCTCGACTTCAGCGTGAACGAAGGGCACCGCAACAAGGCCAGGCAGGACAAGGCGGTGGCGGAGAAGCGCAGCTTCGCGAAATTTCCCAACAGCTCGCACAACAAGAACCCCAGTCCGGCCGCAGACCTCCTGCCTCACCCTCTCGACTGGCACGATATTCCCGCCTTCTGGCAGCTCGCCACCATCATGCTGAACGAAGCCCACATTCTGGGCATTCGCATCAAGTGGGGCGGGCTTTTCAAGCGGAGGAACGGCAAGCTATTCTTCGACGGCCCCCATTTCCAATTGATCAAGCCAAGGAGACTGTAATGCCCGAAATTATGCCCGACGTGAAGAAGCCCGCAGCGAACATTCCCAGCGGAGGCGTAGCTGCGGATGTTGTCGGCGGAGACGACATGCCCATGAGCGACCCCAACATGCGGTCGAAGCAGAGCGGAACCATATCCCCGGACGACGGATTCCAGGAGTCCGTGAGCACGTTCACCGGAGGCTCTGTGGGACAGAGCCTGGCAGCCACGCAGGACATGTCCATTGCGCAGGGCAAGGCCAGGGACTCCGTGAAGCGCCTGGAAGACGAGAACGCCAGGGCTATGGATGCATCCAGAGCAGGCGCTGCTGCCCAGGCCTAGCAGGAGGGTTCGTGGAACACACCAGTGTAGAGTCCTGGCACAAGCTGCTTGCCTCTCCCAATCTCGGGAAGCAACAGCGCGATTGTGCAGAGGCTTTTGTGGCCCTCAAGGGCAAAGCCGCGGCGTTCGAAGCCGAAGAGTGGTGGTACCGCAAGACTCGCGGACTCATCCACGGTCGCCAGGTCATGGGCAAACGTATCAGCGAGCTACTACGCGGAGGAGTGCTCCGCAAGCTGGCCGAGAAGCGTTACAACGACTTGACCGAGCGTCTGGTCAATGTGTACGAGCTGACGGGGTTCATCCCCGACACTCCGCTGCGGTTCCCTGCACAGGGGACACAGCACACCCACGATCCGAAGCAGTGTGCAGAGTGCCACGAGCTATGGCTCGAGGGCCGAGATCCACAAGGGAGACTGTTCTGATGAACCACAACACGATCGTAACTTTGGCAGCTATCGCCGGCATTCTGCTGATCACACTGGTAGGCATGACCGTAAAGGCCGATCCGCCCAAGCTCGCACCGAATGGCACGTGGGTAGGCGGCACGCCCAGCCTCACGCCGTCTGGTAGCTGGGTGGGCGGTTCCCCCAGTTTGGCACCGGACGGAAACTGGGTGGGTGGCTCTCCCAAGCTCGCGCCCAATGGCACGTGGGTGGGTGGTAGCCCCAGCCTGGCACCGGATGGCACCTGGGTGGGCGGCACCCCGAAGCTCGCACCCGACGGCACGTGGGTGGGAACAGGAGACTGATTCAATGGCACAGAAAAGACCTCGCATAGCATCTCCCCACAAGCCTGGGAGTGGTAGCAGGACAACCGCTAGCAAGAAGACCAAAGCCCGCCGCAAGAAGTCGTCGACAAAGAAGAGCGCCGATAAGAAGAAAAGGAAGGCCGCTTCACTTGCAGCGCAGAGAAACTCTGCTGCTACAACAGATGCCATCCTCGCTCGGGCTCGACGCACCAGAATGAATGCCGGATGATGCAGGCCTGTAGCGCTTGCGGCGACCCACTCGATGCGAAGGTGAAATACTACGCATTGGAATTATGCTACGGCTGCATCGACAACCTGCACCGGATCAAGAATACGATCTACTGCTCTCATTGTGGCAGTGCGGTGCCAGCGAAGAAGCCTAGCGGACGCAAGACACGCACAGACAATACGATGTGCTTTGGAAGTGCATGCCGCAGCGCGGCAGCCAGACTCAGAAGAGAAGAACGAGAGGCAGCCCAATGACACGCATCTGGATCATCGCCCTGGCCAGCATTTTTTCGTTCACGGCCGCAGCGCAAGAATACGCCGACCCCCTCTTCGGCAATCTCGGCGATCATGAATACGGGATCATCTTCAGCAACGAGACTTTCATGCAGGCGTTTTTCGCTACCGAGCCGGGAGGCCGCTACGAAGACTGGAACCTCGCCTCTATCGG